TTACCAGCAATCGTCTTACGCCTTGATTGTGAATAATTTGGTTGAGCGCAATTACTCTGTCCTTAACGGCTGGGTTCTTATTCGGGGCAAGCACTGTGAAATTAGCAGAGCGCAGTAAAGTTATATCCGATAAGCTGGCGTTAACGCTTTTGGTGGCCCCGCCTGACGCATCTGGGTAAACTGTTATCTGATGCCCTTGATAACGCTCTAGCAGCGCCCTAATCATTGTTGGCGTGTCTCTAACGCCTGTTAGCTCATCAAGTGCCAGCGGGTTGTTGTTACGGATAACGCAGACAATGGCGCTCATGTTGTTGACGTTAAAGTCTAGCCCAATATGTAAATTTTCTCTTGGGTGTATGCGCTCTAAGGTATAATTTAGTTTGCGGTCAAATTCTGGGTAGACGCTGCCAGCCGTAAGGTTGACAAACTCGCCATCCAGATATGCGGCTAACAGGCTTGACGAATAGCTGTTCTGTAGGTTCTTAATATAATCTTCTGGAAGGTTAGCTGCGTTGTCGGCAGTCTTGGCCCTATAAAGCGCATAGCCTTCAGCCTTGTTCTTTACCCAGCGGTCATAGACAAAGCGAAAGCCTTCTGGCGTTGTAGCTACACCTACTGTGTTACGCACGGGCTTGCCAGATACCGTAAATGCCTTTTGGCGGTTACGGGCGATAATCTTATTCCAAACTGCACGGGCCTTTTCGATAGGCAGCGTATCAAGCTCATCTACTACGCTATGTGCCACCTCATAACCAACGATGCGGTCTGGTTGTTCCATGTTGCGAAAGATTATGCGGCCCAGTGGCGTTTCCATAACGGCCTTTTGCTGGTTCAGCTTGAACGGGATGTCGTGCCGCTCAAAAAGCGCAGGGAAACGTTGAAACGCAATATCCTCAATTAGCGGATATGTCGGTAAATAATATGCTACATCTTGATATGGGCAGTAACGCTTGAGCCTTATTATGCGTGCGATGCCAGCAGCAGTCTTACCCGAACCAAAGCCCCCGACAAAGGCAGGGAATGGCTCTTGGCTAAAAACAAACGCTTTCTGGCTATCCGTAAAGTTCAAAGCCAATCTTCATCCGTAATGGGCTTAAAGTGCATATTTACAGCCACTTTGGTTGGTTCGTTAAAGCCGTGCATGATGTTTAGCTCTTTTACAGCAGCCGTCATGCCTGTTGAGGTCTTACCCTCCAGTGCAATCCTGTATGCGCTCATTAAGCCCTTTACCGACATTTCCCGTGTCCATAGCTGCTTTTCAACCACTTGCGACTTTAGTTCAGCAACCCTTGCTGCAACCTTGCTGTTATTTATTAACCGCGAAGCGTTAGGGTAAACAGTCTCATCCTTCATGTTTTCAGCATCATAAGCAAAGCGATATGCGTCCGCTTGGCCTAGACCATCTGCTATTGCTTGAGCGAAGGCTTCTTGCTTTGCGGTTAGTTTAACATCTGTCATTCTGCATACCTTGGTTTGCGATACTTCTCGTCTAAAATCATAGGCACCGCATGGCTCCAGTTTATTTTATGATGCAGTCGCCTATGGCTTGTTCCCATATAGGCAATCTTACAGCAATCTGGTGCGGCTATAACGCTATAAAATGATTTAACGTATGTTCCGTAGGCTTTGTAAGCTTCCGTGTTGCCACCTGCGTTAGATTGCGTCTGAAGCTGGACGACGTTGACCGTAGCAATTTGAAAAAATAGCTTTCCTATCTTACCCTGTGACAAATATGTGTTCACATCGTCATTCATCCTACCTGTGAACAATATATCATCCGCAGGGTTTTCATTAACCTTAAAGACAAAGCTGTTCATTGCCTTTCTCTTGTATTCGATTGTGTATAGAGCATTTACCCCACCCATCATCTCACCACCTTGAGCGAACGCGATGGTTGCCGCCTTTGTTTCATCTAAGCATTTAATCATCAATTCGAGTATGCCATCCAGCTTATTAGCTGGCCTACTTTTTAATGTTTTGCCTTTAGACCAGCGATAACGGAAAGCTGTATAGTCGTCCTCATACTCAAAGAAGTAATCTAGTCCTAATTCCCGCGCTATGTCATAACAGGCATTACGCGCATAAACGATGACTTTGTTGCCATCGAAGTTATCCATTATGTCGAATTTTTGCTCATAATCTTTTTTGCTAAAGACAATAACCTCGTCCTTATACTTGGCTTTGTATTGGCTTAGCGTCTTGTCCTCGTCATCCACGATGATGAAAATTTTGCCCGTGTAACCACAGTTACGCAACGTCTTATATGTGATGACGTTATCCGGCCTTCCATGCGAAAGGATAAAAACGGCAATATTTTTATTTGCACTCATTTTTAATTTTCCGGCTACTGTAATTATGCTTCCGCTTCAGATAGACAATCTCCTTGTCCATCTCCTCGATTTTGTCCTTTAGCTCCCAGTCATCGCTTTTGTGGTCTTCGCCAAGAAAGTAGACATCATAGTCTAAAGACACAAAAATGTCCTTATCCTTTTCGATATTCTCATAAGGGATGACCTCGTCTACCCACTTTACAGCCCTTAGTTGCATATAGCGTTCATATATTGATTGCTGTGGGCTTTTATAGCTAGGCGCACAATGCAAGCCTACAATCAAAAAGTCGCAATGCTTCTTAGCTTCCTCAAGGGATAAGACATGGCCGGAATGTAGAATGTCTGCGACCATCGGGAAGAAACCAATTTTCATTTTCTTACTTTCTAAATGTATTGAACCAATCTTATATGCTTTGCAGTTTTTTATGTGCAAACCATAGTAAGCCCTATGAAGCGGAACCTTTGGAAAATCAAAAGCAAAAAATAGCATCTTAATAGTGCCGCTATGGGCTACTATCAGAATTTTCTTATTTTTATATTTTTTTTCAGTTTCGTCTACAAATTGCTTCACCCGTTCAAAAAATTCTACTTTGCTTTCAATATTAAATTTTTTGAGCAAATTAAGGTCTTCATCTTTGAGCAGCTTTTCACTGTTCAAATGCTTACCCTCCAGCAATCCCTTGCTTAGTTCCTTTAGCCTATCATCATACAGGATTTGCGTATTTTTATGGTGACGCAATATGCTGAAGGCGGTGGACCTTGCCCGTTGCAGAGGGGAGCATAAACACAGGTCAAAAAATTCGCCCTTTAGTTCATTAGAAATTTTTGCCGCTTGCTTTACACCAGTGTAATTTAGAGGGATGTCATACTGCCCATGCATTATCCCATTCTTATTCCAATATGTTTGTCCATGACGGACAAAGGTGTAATCGTTATTCATCCTCGTCATCTTCACCAGATGGGAACATATTGCTAATTTCATCCGTTAGCTTGGCAAAGCCATTTGTTATCGCCTTATCAAAGTCGATGATAACCAACGCGCTATTCTCCATTAGCTCTTGACAGTCTGCCGAAGAGTGAGCGTAAAAATTGGCGACTTTTGCATAATCAAAAACAATATGCCGCGAAGCTGCCGCCATCAAAAAAAGCTTTTCTTCTTCACTGACATTGCTGGCCTTAATAGCAGCAATCAAATCGACTGCTTTCGTATTGTCATATAATTCTTCTACCGATGGCTTTTCACCTTGCGGCTCGTAAGTTGGTATTTTAACTTTGTCAGTGTAGGGATTATCTGCATCTCCAGATGGCTTTGTCTCTAGCAATCCATCCAAAAAGTCTTCATCAAATCCTAATATATCAAGGTTAAAGTTTTCTAGGTCGAGGTCTTCAATCTCGGCTTTCAGCATATTCATATCCCACCCTGCGTTTAAGGCAAGTTGGTTATCAGCTATCACTAGGGCGCGTTGCTGCGCTTTGCTAAGGTGGTCAAGGACAATCGCTGGCACTTCATCCATGCCAAGCTTGCGTGCTGCCAGCAAGCGCCCATGTCCCGCAATGATAGTGTTGTCGCCAGAAACAAGTATAGGGTTCGTCCAGCCGAACTCTTTAATGCTTGCTGCTATCTGTGCCACTTGTGCATCGCTGTGCGTTCTGCTGTTGGCTGCATACGGAATCAGATCAGCAACACTGCGTTGCTCTATCTTTGGTGTTTCAATCATTGGATTCTGCCTTCACTTGATCGTAGCCTTCTAGCCAATCTTTGCTTCGCTTTGCGTCTCGCGTAAGTCCGCACATCGCAGCTTCACGACCCTTTTGAAATTGAAGTATATTTTCAGCCATAATCTTGTCATTGCTTTCTACTTCAATAAGTTTTGCGAGGTAGTGCTGGCACTTCTTTAGGTCTTGCACTCCGTTCTTGTCCAGATACCTTGCTAAGTATTTTATACAATTTCCTTGAAGGTAGCCAGCAAATGCCTCTTTGGTCATCCAAGCTTCCATTGCTTCCCAGGGTTGAACGCTCTTGGATGCGTAATGGTCTCCACCTACTTGATGTAAGTTAGGATTCTCCATCTTCGTCCTCCTCATAATCAAATGGATCATAGCCCTTCAGCATTGCATCGACTGCAACCATGATAGGCCCACTGATACGAACCTTTCCAGATTCCATCTTGCGAACGCTTGTTGCGCCGTTGTCTGGCGATAGGCGGAGAGCGTCAGCCATTTCTGTTACGCTGTAGCCCATGCGGTGACGGGCAAGCTTTAGCTTTTCAGGTGTCATGCCTCTGCTCTGCTTTTTTGAAGCGATGTAACAATAGTGCTGTGATCGCGATTCATAATCCTGCCTATCTCTGTGGTGGAATAGCCTTTCTCACGCAGCATGACAACGCACTTGCGCCTTACCTTGACTAATGGCCCAAACTTTCTTTTTCCTAAAATATCTTCTAAAGTGAAGCAATTCTCTTTAGCAATAGCTTCAATTTCATCTAAATTCTTTTGCCGTGGCGTCATGTAAAAGTTTCTTCCGATTCTGTCGTGTCAATGTTAAGCGCTTCACTAATCCATGCCATAGCGGTGCAAATATCTCCCCATTGCTCGTCATACATTTCTTCACCTTCAGGTATGCAATCTTCTCTAACCATAAATAAGGCTGTCCAGATTGTTTCCATCCAGGATTTTTGATTGTGTGCTGTTAAAGGCATTTTATATCTCCGTATTAGCGAGCCCAAGCTCCTTATGATTCCACCATGTCGTTGAGCCACATCATTTCTTCCAAGCTCTCCAATGGCTGCTCATCGAAGTGAACCATCTCCTGACGCAGTTCGATGTGCTGATGCTCGTATATATCTGGACCATTGCCACGGAAGTTTTGACCGAAGCGTGACTGCGCCCATGCGCGTTGCTGGCGATCACGTTCTGCGTTGAAGGCTTTAAGCGCGTCGATGGCGACTTGTGCGAGGTCTGTAAGGTTCTGGCTCATGCTACCAACTCCTTATCTGCGCTGATAGTAGGAGCCATTGAAAATCGGCCCCAAGGCATAATTTGCTCAACGTCATCCCATACCTTGATGCCGTAACGCTTGCCGTCAATGTCGGTAACGGTTTTTGCAGTGCGCTTGGCAATGCGAACACTAATGATAGTGTCATAGTCGCAGATGCTGCGTGTTGAATATGTGGTGTTAGGTTTAAACTTAGTCATAATCAGTCTCCTTGTTGGCGGGATAATTCCCTTGCTGATGCCCTCTTATATAAATGCTGATTTATTCTGTAAAGCACTTTTTTCAATAAATTACGCTTTTTGTCGTTTTGCGTATTCAATGGCAGAGATTGCCCAGCCTTTCGGCGCTCCAGCATATTTACCCTTGGCCCAATTCTTGCGTATATCATTCATAGATATGCTTCCGAGGTCATATTTAGCCAAGTCGCATATCAAGTTGGTCGCTGCGCTGCCCTCAACCTTGGCCAATTTGAAGCTGGCTCCGAAGTTCCGCTAATTCTTCAGCCGTGACGTATTCCTGAGGCGGAATATAATCTCTGTGATGTATCATCAGCAGATATTCCGCTCGCATCAATTTGCGCCTACGTTCCCTTCCTTCCTCCTGCACAACGGAATCTATTTCAGCAGGCGTCGGCATAAACTTGCAAGTTCGCAGCAATTTCACAAATGCGCTGCGTAAATCAATCAGCGGGTAAATGCGTAACGTCATCCAGTATAATTCCAGCCGCTCCGCTTCTTCGTCTTGACTACGCTTTTGGCTGGCAGTGGCTAGTGCAAGCTTTGCGATCATCACCTCGACCTGTTCACGATCTGGCATAGGTGGGCGCGGTGCATCCACATACTGCTGCAATGTCTCAGCAGATTTAGGCCCAATCGTCGGCAAATCGCTCCCCATTAGCAGATCGTTTAGCTTGGCTGGCAAGGACGGCTCTGACCATTGGGTTAGTTGGCTCTGTTGCCTGTTGGCTATTTCCTGCACGTTTGGTCTCCTTAGGTTCGTATATATCAAGCCAGCCGTTGATTGTCGAACGGTCTAGCAATTCGTTGATGTCATGTCCTGCTAAGTGCAAGGCTTCCAGCTTGTTGAGCGCTCTTGCTTTCGCCCTATCGGTTAATGGGCGCTTGCGCTGCTTCCGCATCTCCACCCAACCCTTCCAAGCCTCTATTGGCAACCAAACGGGATACCCCTCTATAATTACATATGGTTTATTATTTGTGTTTATATCTGGTATAGGTTCGCCATTCTGG